GGGGAGTGTAGGTGTACTTAGTGGGACCATACAATTTCACATCTGTGAGCTTAGCATAAACCGACACCTGTAAGGTGGCAGCACTAGCGGCAGCACTGGAGACAAGGGGCTCCAAAACAGATATCCACAGTTGACCCAAGGTGCCCTGGACGTAGTACGAGGAGGCGTACATAAGATCAAAAGCAGCGAGTTAACACTGCCAAGGGCACTTGAGTGTTATGGAGTTACCAGAGGACGCGGAGATCAAGGTAGGGCCTCCATGCAAATGGGAGAAAAAGCTGTTCTTACCAGGGGTGGTGAGTCCAGCTAAGGAAAAATTTGGCCAAAGAGTAACGGCAAGTAGACCAGACTGGAAAGCAACAGGGTTGATCTTAACAGTAATCTCTATACCACAACGCAAGTAACGATAACCAGAAATGGACTTGACTATTGTGGGGATCACGTTTATGAAGTCTTCTGGTAGATACTTTTCAAATAGGACGGAGGCGGCAGCATCAGTAGCGGCCCAAGTAAACTTATCCCATAAGTACTCTCTAGTCAAGACTTCTGGGAGGGAAGCAGGTTTGGTCGTTTCAATTAGTGGAAGCAATTTATCCACAGAGGGAATTTCAACTGTCTGAGTAGATGTAATCTCCTCATTAACAGTGAGAGCAGCGGTAGCAATAACCGTGGAGGACTCAGAAGCTGCAGTCTGGTCACGTAGAGGGTTTGTTTCGGTGGAAACCCTCTTAGAATCCGTAATGGGTACAAGGTTCGCTGTGCAATTTAATCCTGAGGGGGCGCACAAGCCACACCTCGGGGTTGGTGGAAACCACAGTATGCGGGAACCCGCATACCCCCCCTAAAAGCAGTTCCACGACTGGTTTCCAAGGTCGTGTAGAGTTCAGTTAGGGGGGAAGGGGAGGGGGATTTAATGGTGTAGGGTCAAAGACCCAACACCATGTTGTCTCCTGCGCCACTCATCAAGTTCAATATAAGTGAGGCGGATCGGGGCGAAACCAGAAAGAACAAGGCCGCGGTTCAAACGGCTCTTAACCTCTTCAAAAACGGAAGGGCCAAGAAAGAAGAATTCACGAATAGTGTCTTCGCAATTCAAAGGGAGGTTGGTGTGGTCGCTGCGGTACCAAGCACACATAGTCTCTCGACGCAACTTCTTGAGGACCCAATTATAGATACCATCCACCCTATGGGGGCTTCTGGAAAGGAATTGGATGTTGTTCATGGGGGTCCACCCGGCGGGGGCATCCTTGGTCGCACTTGTAAAAGTGTGGCCAAGAGCAGCAAGATGTACGGCGGTCTTATCAAGAGTGAAATCAGGGTCATCAGACATTCGGAGGAGGTCATCATTGTAAACAACATGATGAACATCCCTACGATAGTCGGAAAAGAGAACGTCAAGGGGAGGAGCGTCTTTTTCACGTCGATAACGAATGTAACTGTACGTCTGGAGGGTTCGTGAGACAGGACTTCCAATGGTAGAAGTACCAGCATGGCCAGAACCAAAAGCGCAGGGAGAAAGGTACATCAAACCATTAACGATGGAAATCATTTCGTAGCTGAACAAGAGCCAAGCGCGAGCAGAATTACCGTAGCGGGTTCGATGTTCCGCCAACAAGGTTGGGAAGATATAAGTGGTAAACCATTTGAGATGAATCTCGGTGGTAACAATGCTAGAGATCTGTGCTCGATTTGAACCATCGAAATTGGAATAGTCACCATCGCCGACCTTAAGGTATTTTCTTATCAGTTTGATCAAGA